GTTATCTTGTCGTTAATACGAAGGAAAGGACTAAAAATGAGCTTAAAACCCAAGAATGAGGGCAGCAGTCACAACAGCCCGTATAAAAGACCAGGTGATTTGAACCAGCAAATTGCTAAATCTACACGCCCACAGTTGCCCCGTGACGGATCTATTAACGGATTAAATACCACCTTTAATGGCAAGATGCCATCAGGCTTTGTTTCCGTTTGGAACTTTGACGGCAACCGCAACACTAAAGATTCCGCTACTACTAAACCTGGCAACGCTGGTAAAAAGAGTATTTTCTAATGGCAAACAATATCGCTTTTCAACCGATGGGGAAAACGGTAAAAGTAGCCGTTACTGGTGCTGCAAACACGCAGTCTAATGTATATACCATCACCTCAGACAGCCCTGTTAACCAGTATTTTATTTCTAATGCTGATGTTAATAGTGCTGTTTATGTTTGGGTTAACCCTACCAATACTTTCAATGTAGCGTTGCCTGACAATGGACCAACTTATGTCCTTTCTATTCCGCCTTACGCTTATAAAGTATTTACTGGTCCACAAGTTAACTCTACTACCAGTGTTTATGCAAGAGTAATTGGAGATGCAGCTAACGCTTCCGTTTACATTACACCAGGAGAAGGATTATGAGTTTGTTAGACAAAATTGAATCATTTGTTAGTAAAGAGTGCATTGAGATGGGCAGCCTTGCTCATCAGTTATTACAGCGTTTTGTTGCTCATGCTGAACCACAAGAACCAGCACCAGAACCAACCCCAGAACCAACAGCGCCACCTGCTGAAGCAACACCAATCGAGCAAACACCAGCTCCAGAAGCTCCTGCAAACTAAGGATTTTGGAATGGATGAGCAACTCGAAACAGCAAAGGAAGTAGCTGGTAAATCCATTGGAAAGCATGGTCTTGCTTACATAACAGCAATTATCTTAATTGCCGTAGGAGCAAGCATTTTCCTTGATTCATCCAAGATTGCTGCCGTAATCGGTATGGCTGGCGGTGCTTTGATGGCTATCATCAACATGATGAATGGCGTTGCTGGCACTACTGAAAAAGAAGAAAAACCTGAGTTTAAAGTTATTGAATCTCTGATTCAGCGTTTAGATAAATTAGCTGAAAAAGAACCTCCAATGTCAGTATCTGTAGATGGAGATAAAGTAACCGTAGTAAAAGGTAAAGACACTATTACAACGGAGAAATAATATGTTTCCATTAGAAGCGATATTAGGAATTGGCAATAAGCTCATTGACCACTTTTTCCCCGATGCAAACCAAGCAGCAGAAGCCAAACTCAAATTACTTGAGATGCAACAAAATGGGCAATTAGCGCAATTAAATGCCGATGTCAGTGAGCAAAACAATGTATCTGCCAGATGGCAAGCAGACGCTCAAAGCGATAGCACCTTAGCTAAAAACATCAGACCTTTAACCCTTGTTTATATTCTCACTGCCTATGTTGTTTTTGCTGTTGCTGATGGCTATGGATACAAAATCGCTTCTAGCTATGTTGAGCTATTAGGTCAGTGGGGTATGCTGGTGATGTCCGCTTACTTTGGTGGTAGAACACTAGAAAAGATCATGGATATAAGATCAAAGAAGGATAGCCAATAACATGGAATACTCTAAGGATGGTCTGCATCTTACGGAATCTTTTGAGGGAGTTAGGCTTACTGCTTACCCTGATCCTGGCACTGGCGGTGATCCTTGGACTATTGGATATGGTCATACTGGTCCTGATGTTCACCAAGGATTGACCATCACCCTAGAGCAAGCTGAAGATTTACTAGCTCAAGATGTCAAAAAAGCAGAAGCTGATGTCAACGCAAAACTAACTGTAGAGGTAACTCAAGATGAATTCGATGCTCTCGTTGATTTTGCCTTTAATTGTGGCTGCGGTAATCTCAATAATTCTACTTTACTTAGAAAAATAAACGCAGGTGATTTTGAAGGCGCATCTCATGAATTTGAAAAATGGGATATGGCTGCTGGAAAACACTTGGCTGGATTGCTCAGACGCAGACAAGCCGAGGAATTATTGTTTATGAAGGGAATGACAAATGCCACTGTCTAAGGGAACATCCAAAAAAACCGTATCTCGTAACATCAGCAAGATGGTTCGAGAAGGTTATCCACAAAAGCAAGCTGTAGCAGCAGCACTATCTACTGCTAGAAAGACCAAGAAAAGTGGCAGAACGAAAAAGAGGTCCTAATCTCTCTGTTGGTCGTGGCGAGAAGCTCTCCGTTTCCCAGGGCGGTGGGTTGACTGCAAAAGGCAGACGCAAATACAACAGAGCAACAGGAAGCAAACTAAAAGCACCTCAAAAATCAGGCGCAAGACATCGCTCATTTTGCGCTAGATCCAAAAACTGGAAAGGTGAGCGTGGCAAAGCAGCAAGACGCAGATGGGGGTGCAGATGAAACCAGGACTTTATGCCAATATTCATAAAAAGCGTGAGCGTATCCGTAAAGGATCAAAAGAAAGAATGAGAACGCCAGGAAGTAAAGGCGCTCCCACAGATTCCGCATTTCGCAAAGCAAAGAAAACTGCAAAGAAATCCAAGCGTGGCAGAAGATAGTCATTACAAATCTCTTTTAAAAGCGGTGTCTTGGCGTATTACTGGAAGCCTTGACACCTTTGCTTTATCTTGGATTATTACTGGCACTGCAAGCCTAGCCTTCAGTATTGCCTTTGTTGAACTGTTCACCAAGATAGCTCTGTACTGGGTACATGAGCGTATCTGGCTAAAGATCGAGCTATGAATCACTGGGTACTAGGCGAATCAGGCGCATCATGGAGCAGGGATGAGCTGCCCTTCAAAAGCATAAGTACCTATATGACTGAGCTGACACCAGGGAGCAGCAAAGACCTTACCGCCACTCTTGCGCCAAATGTAGCAGAAGTGGTAATCCTCAGAAAGTAATCGACCAGTTTCAGGTTCAATAGAGGTAGCAAAGTATTCTTTGATCTCCTCACGCATACTCATCTGACCATTTAAGTCGTTGACATCGTTAAAGTAAGAAGGCACTTTATCTGCTAATTGCTCAAATACTTCCTTCTTAATCATCATAAAACCAGTACCGCCATTAAAGATCTCTACAGGCTGTCCAATAGGCACAGTTACTTCGCCTTGGTAATCCACCAGATTGACCACAAAACTGCCCGTATAGCTCTTTAATTGATTCTGTGGCACTCCAGCATCCATTGCCTTCTTAACGCTATCCCAGTTAATTTCTTTCTTAGGGTAGATACCGCAAATAATGTCTTTATCTGCTTCAAGCATAGCCATAATGTCGCTAGGTCTAAACTTAATGTCGCTATCAATAAAGAGTAGGTGGGTGCAACCGCTCTTAAGAAAGCCATTCGTAAGCGCATTTCTTGCCCTGGTAATCAAGCTCTCGTTGAACATAAAGCTGTACTGAGCTTCCACTCCAGACTTTTGTAGCAACATATTGAGTTCCATAATTGATTGCGTGTAGTAACCAGCACACTGACCGCCATACATTGGTGTAGCTACAAAAATTTTCTTATTCATAAATAATCCCTAACATCGTTTAATAAAAGAGGATCAACGACACAGTTATCCCCATACCCAAAATTCTTTAATTGATGCACTGCAACAAACTCTGTTCTGGTGATTGCTCCCACCAGCTCTACTTGGTAATCATTGAGATACCTGGCAAATACTGCAAGATCTGCTTTGAAATGCGCTAAAGATCTAAACAGCAAATATCTTGCTCTGCTAGTCTTAACATCAATTTTGACACCTCGATACTCAAAGTCATAGCCTTGATCTCCACCTTGATGTAATTCCAGGTTTACTGGTGTGTCTATGATCTTGCCGACTGCCCATTCTCCTGCCATGCCTTCTCTGGTTATGGCAAAGTCATCTCGCTTTTGATCTACCCGTTGCGTTTTTACTTGCCAATCTTGCTTGTATTTATGGCGTTCATGCGCTGCCCACGCTATTTCGTAGGTATCTAGTTCTGATAGTCTGACAATCATGAAAACAAGAAATACCCAAAAAGCGTAACAACCACTAAACACACATACAGCACCTCAGATAAATGGCGCTTGCGATAGCTCTCAGGATCAAGGAAAGCCGTCTGCAAAAGAATGGCATCTGAATCCATCTCTGGTCTGCAATCCTTTTCGTAATACTTACCAATCTCAATTTTTCCAGTGTTGTATGGTGTATTCATGTTATCTCCTAATAAGTGCCAGCTATCCAAGTAGTTGGCTGGCGCAACCCCTAACTACCTGGCTAATTCACGCCAGATTCCTCTTGGACTAGTGAAAATTCTTCCATCGTTTCAATCATGACTGTTAATCCTCCACCTTTTTTGATGTCACAACGCTTGATCTCAATAAAATCAATGTTGAAATCGTCATCAAAAACCCCTGCATCTTGCAAACTATCCTCAATAATCTTCAAAAGGTTTGAAATATCCCTTTTGCGTTTATCAGGAGGGTAAGCCCAAACAATCAGCGCAATCTTGACATCCCCAAACTTAGGAACTCGATATTCAGCGACATACTCTTGCACTGCGGTTTTGTAGGCTTTAGCTTTAGCGTTAGGAAAGCGCCTACCCCTAGCGTTAATGTAAAGATGATTAACACTTGGAGGGTAGGGCAGATTCAAAACTACCATTAGCAGCCAGGAGGTCCGAAAGGTCCATCTACATTGGTATCCCAACAGCAGATTTCACCATCATCAGTCCTACTGCATTTTTCGTATGCAAAAGCGTTGCTGATGAGAATCAGACTAAAAAGGCACATCAGAATCTTGAACACGATTGACCTCCTTTGGATAAGTACCGCCATTATCTGGCTTCCAGTTATCTTCAGAAAGAGAGATTAAGCTGCCTTTAGGCGTTTGCTTAGTCCACCCTGCAATCTTGAGGGTTTGACCTGCTTTGTAATCCTCAGAAAGCAACAATGTGCCTTTCCAATCAGGTGAGCGCTCATGCTTTTTCTCGTTTTGAAATAACACCCCTTTGCCCATCTGGGCGATATGTCCGTTAGCCATTGTTGATTTCCTTTCTAATAGCTTGTAATCGTGATAAGAACTTCGCTGTTGTATTGCCATCAAATGTTTTTGTATAGGCTTCATTGACTTCCCTGAACTTTTTGATCTTTTCAAACTTTTCCTCAGCAGTCATCTTGCTAGATTCATGGATTTTGGCGTGCATCTCTGCAAACCCCTCGATCCAATCTGCTTGACAGATATAGCGTGCATAAGGTTCTTCAGTGCCTGGCACATACATCGGTATAGCCATGTCAGGGATGTCATCGGGAATAGCGCTAAGATCAACGATATTAGGCACTACTGATCCCATGTCTTTTACTTCTCTAGGCTTGGAGGTCGGGCTTTCAAAGTTTTCGACTTCATCGGGTGAGTAGAAGCCCGTAACAGATCCTGGGAAAACTGATCTAATCCCCTCTGAAATACAACGGCTTCGTAGCATCGCTCTGGGGAACTTTTGCCATCCGCTTCCAGGTTTAACAAGACCGATTTTGGTAGCTTGCTCAATTGTCCATGTAACCGCAAGGTCACCCCCGTTGGGATGTGAAAAAACTCCTGTAACTTTGTCATCTTTGTAATCCTTCCATTCGACTTTGCCACCTGCGTTTTGAAAGCGTGCCAGCATAGCGTCTGCTTTAAGAGCTGGTCTGCCCTGAATAATATGAAAATCCCGTGCTGCTGTAGCAGGATGTAACCCTTCGGCTTGTGCTACTGCCATCAGCGCTAAGACTGAGTTTTTATCCTTCATGCCAAACAAACCACTGGCAGCAATAGCGGTAGCCATCTGCTCCATCTCTGAGTATGCGACTAAATTGCTCATACGAAAATGTCCTTTAATGTGATTACCGTATCAATGACTGAGCTTGCAGCCATCACCCAAACTGCTATATCAATGTGAT